ATAACCTGTATATAACCTGTATATAACCTGTATATAACCTGTATATAACCTGTATATAAGCATAGCGACATAACCTGTATATAAGCATAGCGACATAACCTGTATATAAGCATAGCGACATAACCTGTATATAAGCATAGCGACATATTTGCATTAATTTAATTAATTAAAAAAAACAAACAAAAGGCATTTTGCCTTTTGTTTTTTTCTCTCTTGTTTTTTTTCTTTCTTCGTTCCATTGTAAACAACTTTTCTCTCTATTATATAACAAATGGAAAAATACAAGGTAAAAATATTTGGTGCAAACAAAATGGTTGACAAGGTAATTATATTTGGTGCAGACGAAGAAGAAGATACATTTAATGAATTGTTTGACAAAGATGAAATTGCGGCTGAACAAATCACCCAAGAAATGTTAATTTTCTCTCCAGTTCAAATCCACCAAGATGATTCAGTTGACCAAGTGAAAAGAAAAATAATAAATGTAATTGGTTGCACCTACTCCGAATTGTATTTGTTTTGTTACAAAACCCGCACAATCAACCTGATGGATGCATTGATGAAATCCACCAAATCAATCATAACCAATAAGATATTTCATCAATTTTTAAGAAATATGGATTTAGAAGAAGCGAATGAAGAGAGAGAGATTTATGAACAAAAATATTTGATTTCTCTCGGGTTCAACAAAGAAGAAACGTATTCCATAAAAACCAGTTTAGGAATAGAATTCAACAAGGGTGCAAATTATCTGTTTTCTCCAAATCCCTTTTTAAATGACCCCGAAGTTATGAATAATATAACAACTTCGCCCAACGAAGACAAACATCTTGGAAAAGTGGACAACAATTGCATATACGCATGTTTGGCAAAAGATGTTTTTGAACATGCCGGAGATTTGACCGAAATGTATTCGCGTATGTATTTTCCAAATTTGCAATCCAAAAATATATTTGATTTGGTTGAATTGAATAATAAACAGAGAGAACTGCAGGCGGAAACTGATTCAAAAATGGAAGCCAAGTATTTTAATTCTTACAACATAATTGATGAATTGTATGACATATACTACAATGGCGAAAGCAAACTTTCGGATGTCAAAGAAGGAATCCGCGGTTTCACTATTGAAGTCATGCCAAACAACAAAATACACATGCCTCTGGATGCAATTTTTAAAAATATTAATTGCACCGCGGAGTTCCCATTTATTAAATACAATCCTGGCAAAAGGAGAGAAAGTATTTGCCGGTTATATAGCACTGGCATATCCAAAACGGGTAAGAAAATCCCATATTTGCCAAAAATCAAGATTATTAGTTTAAATAGTATTACTACTGGAAACAAACAAATTTCAATTTACAATTCAATTCATAAAATATTAATTACCATTGAATCTGACGGCGTTATCAAAATAATAGGCAAATTCAAAAATGGAGTAAAGACCACAAAACAAATGGAAGAAATTATAAAAAAATCGGTAAATCCGCTTATTGATAGTGTCAACCATTATTTAGCAAACAGCGGGTATAAGTTGACTGCAATTGAATCGCTTGAAAATGAAAATGTAAATATTGTAAAAATGGATTACGAATTTACAACCTACCTTGAAAATAAATTTATTGAAATAAAAAAAGGCAATTCAATTACGCTGAATGGGAAAAAATACAGTATTAAAGAAGGAATTTATAGCATTGATAATTTTATTCAAGAATTGATGAACCAAATTGGTGCAGATGGATTCAGCGTATCATATACTTCAAATAAATTAACATTTCATAATGATATTATTGAATTTAAAATGAGCACAACGATAAAAGAAATTGGAATTGGAGAGAAAGTAAGTAGTCTAACAAGTTCAAAAAATTCTCTCACGATGCCAAATAATATACAATTAATTGCAGACATGAAACTTGAGAATGCTTGTATATATCCGGTATTTGATGTTCTCGAAGGCGATGTCAAAAGTGGCGCACTTTTACAATTTAAACGAGTTGACAATTTAAAAAAAATGGATTTAATAAATTCATTAATCTACAATATGCTGAAAAAAAACGGAAATCCCAAAGATGCATATATGGGACTTGTTGACCAATATGGATTTGAAATCAATGATGCCAAATTGTTGGTATCTAGAGTAATTGAATCGCGAGATTTTATGACAAAAAACCCGGGTTTAATTACAACAATGAAATTAACTGGCAATGAATTAAAAGTTGTGGTTAATAATTTAAATAATATTCAATACACCGAGACATTAAAAATATATTTGGATAGTATTATAAAAATAACCCAGGAATTGGAAGTTCCAAATGAATGCAATGTGGTGGAAAAAGAGGAAGAAAAAGAAAAAGAAAAGAAAGTTGCCAAAAAAAATATCGATATTCGTGAATTAATTTTGAAAGAAATGGAAGACAGAAAGAGAGAGAAAAAGGAAGAAGAAGAAGAAGAAGAAGAAGAAGACGAAGAAAAAGAAAAAGAAGAAAAAGAAAAAGAAGAAAAAGAAGAAGAAGAAGAAGAAATTTTTGGCAACGATGCGGACAGTGATTATAATCCGTCAACCAGTGATGATGAACAAAGTGGAGGGTATAAAAAATCAGATTTTTCAAAAAAGTTGAAAGAAAAAGACCCCGAATTATATAAATCGGTCAAGACTGTAAATGGAAAAGAAGTACGATATTCAACATCATGCGCACATCAACCTGTTCTCATAACAAATAAAGAAAAAGATGAGATTGACAAAAAATACCGCGACTCATATGGAGAAGCGCTCGAATACGGCAGTTCAAAAGAAAACAAGAACTGGTATATTTGTCCTCAATTTTGGTGTTTCAAAACAAATACAAGCATGACAAAGGAACAGATAGACAATGGAGAGTGTGGAAAAGAAAAAGAAGAAAACAGTTTTGAATTTAAAGATTATGCAAAAAAAAACGAATACAACCCAGGCTTAATGAGTGGTAAACACAAGGACGAAAATTTATGCTTCCCATGTTGCTACAAAGAATGGAATTCGGATAAACAAAAAGCTACGCAAGATAAATGTAAAAAACACATTGAAGGTGAAAAACCAATAGATGTTGCCACCGATAAAAAGGGAATTACACAAAAAATTCTATTGCAAAAGACGGAATTGAAACAAGGACAATGGGGGCATTTACCAATTCAAATCCGGCAATTTATGCGAATAAAGCCTGAAAAAAAAGACGACGAATTTATATTTGTAAGATATGGCATTACAAAAAACCTAAAACAATCGTTGGTTGGTTGTTTGGCAGATGTTTATGCAAGAACGCAATCGCCGCCATCCGTTATTTCTATTCCGGAAATGAGAGAAAAAATTGCCAACGCTGTTACACCTGAACTTTTTAAGAAATATGGAAAAGGCAGTTTTGTATCTTTGTTTTCCAAAAAGAATAATGATGATGCTTATACCAATTTTCGCAATTACCTGTTGGATGAGAATTCCATCATTGACCACACTTATTTGTGGGATATTGTTTCGACCGATGGTCTCTTTGAAGATGGATTAAATATGGTAATCATGGATATTGTAAACAACGATATTACCGACAAAGTTGATGTCATTTGTCCATTAACTTCGTATGTAAAAAACTTTTTTGATATCAAACGAAAAACTATTTTTTTAATTAAAAATGGAAGCCTCTATGAACCAGTTTATTATGTTAAAAAATCAAACAAAGACGGAACCGCGGAGTCATTATTCGACACTAAAAATAGATTGCCCAATATCACATCATTGTTAGAACATCTGGAAAATACATTGAACAAATCATGCGTAAGTGAATACGTCAATTCTCCTATGAAAATCACGGATTTGATTTATTTATTAGAGAAGAAAACAAAAGGCTACAAAATAGAAAAACAAGTAGTGAATTATCAAGAACGAATCATTGCATTATTGGTAAAAACTCCTTCGAAAAAACACATATATGTTCCGTGCGAACCGTCTGAACAACAGGATGAATACCCAATTGTAGAAATGGATGACCCAAGTTTATGGTGTGATTTTGAGACGACATTGAGAGAACTGATGGAGTTGAAATTTGCAAATCCCAATATATTATGCCAACCAAAAGTGAAAATATATGACAAGGGAATCATTATTGGATTTTTGATGGAGACAAATCAGTTTATAAAATTGAGCGGCGACCCTGCCGAAAATATGGTGCAAGACGAAAAATCAAAAGATGATTTGGAAGTTGGTGACGGCAAAGACCCATATGAGATTGAGATGTCAATTCAAACCACAAGAACCAACGACCCCGCACGACTTCGTGCAGTTCAAAATATTCAATTGGAAAGTAATTTTTACTCATTGTATCGGTCTACTATTAAGACATTATTGGAAAATGACAATGAGAGTCGCAATCAAATTATTGCTATTATTGAAAATGAGGATTCTGCGTCTAAAGAAAAGTTGAGAGAAATAATGCAAACGGTTCGTAACAACAAAATGGATTGCAAACCAATTATTGCTATTATTAATGATGTTAATTTATCATACAAAGACAAATTAAAAAAGACAATGCAAATTGTAAAAGATGTTGTTGATATTTCAAAATTTGAAAATGAAGAGAAATACATTGAATTGTCGTATAAAGAAAAATTAAATAAAGTTGTTCAATTTATTCAAACAATTACAGAAGACGTGGTTATCTATGCAAAAATGTCACCATTTATGTTATCTGAAGTTTCGTATACTTGTGAAAAACAAGGAAAGAGTGGTGTGTATAAAGACGGGTGCCAATTAATTGTTCCGCAAAAAAATCTTGTTTCAAAAAAAGAAAATTCTGAAATATATCCACAACGTATTGCCGACGAAATTGTTCGGTTTGGTCAAATACAAAATTTTTTATTAAATTCAAATCAATTTTTAAATTTTGGAAATGTCAATTATAAAATTAATTCGGATGAATTCATTATTGGTAAAACCAATTTGTCTGAAAATTATTTTGATGATTTAATAAATCAAAACAATGAATATTTGCCGGCATTTAATTCAGTCAATGGAATACCATATGATATGGCAAAAACAAAATTATATTCGCCAAGAGATGTTAAAATTGCTGCTTTAGCAAAAGCTGATGAAGCAGAATCAGATGACGATTCCGACTGTGCAAAAGAAAATCCGTTTCGCGACCAAACCAAAGATAAACCAGATGGTGGTAAGGGGCAATATTGGGGTAAACTTGTTTTTCCAAGTGAAACCGAAATTATTAAATTCACTGATTCAGCGGTCTGCAGTTTTGGGCCTCTAATCTATATAATGGAACGAGTAAACAACAAAAAATACAGCATCGATGAATTAAAAGATATGTTGTGGATAGCGTATCGCGATTATATTGTAGACCCTGAAAATAAAAAAAAAATTGTAAAAATTCTCGGTATTCAAGGAAAACGCGGAATGATAAACGGAACCACAGATTTTGAAACTGTTTTAAAAAAAGAAGAATATTATATAACAACCCTGGATATATGGGTTTTTGCACAAAAATACAATGTGCCTATTATTTTGTTTTCATCGGATAATATTATGAAAGATGTTTCGATTGAAATAGAAAATAAATTGTATGATACATCAATCAAAAACACAGAATATTCAAATTCCTGGATAATTCTAGGAGGAGATGTTGACGATAAATTTTTCTTTTACGAATCCGCAACAGACGCAAGCCGTTATCAAGGTGTAATAAGACCACAGAAACTAATAAAGCAATCATTTTACCGAACCGAATTGAACGATTTATCAGAACGGGTGAGAAATATATTTGCAATGAAAAAAGTGTTTTCATTTGCGGATTATTTACAACAATAAATTATGGGTCATTTTCTTCTTCTTCATCATCGACAAATATGTCTTCTTCTTCTTCATAATAGTCGTATTCTTCAACACCTTTAATTGGTTCCAAGCTTATGCAATAAATATCATTGTATTTATATTTGTTTGCATTTAATTTATTGAACATTTTTGTATTCCAAATATCCTTGAATATTCCGTTTTTTATTTGTTGAAATGGCAAATGCCTGTCATCAAATACTATTTTGCCGTCGGGTGTCCGATACTTTCTTCCAAAAAAAGGGTTGTAAAGTGTAAAACAATCCAATAATTTTTCTGTCTCATTTTTATTCCGGTAATTATAATGGTTTTTTAAATATGGACGCAAAATCAAAAATAATTTTTTGATTGGAAACTCTTTGTGGACGCGTATATTGTATATGTAACACATATCAAACAAATCTTCAACAATGGTATCTGAAATATTTACGTCATTTGACAAAAATGAATCAATTGCCCATTCACATAATTGTGGTTTGTGTTTTTCAAAAAAAATGGCTAGACAAAAACCGCAATTGCAAAAATATGTTATTATGGTTGGGATTCTTATCTTGTGTTCCAAGCACCAAATGTAAATATTATACAAATTATGAAATTTGAAATTTAAGTTGGTGTATGGATTTTTTGGATATTGGGGATTTGCAAATAAATTGTTCTGATTAAGAAGTGACGTTGAGATAATATTCAACAAATCGTATATATTAAATGGATAAATCTGTTTATTTTCCAACAATTCAATCTTGGTTGTAGGAACAAATGGTGCCATTCTTAAATCATATTCTACGTCAAACTTTTTTATTTTTTTTAATTTGCATTTTTGAATAAATCTTTGCAAAATGTGATAAAGATTTTGTGCCTTGTAAAAATTTGTTTTGTCTTCCATTAATAAATATCTTGCAAATTTCAATTTAATTTCGCGAATGGGTTCTAATAAAATAATAGATTTCAATATATTATTTTGGTCCTTCACTGAAATAAAATTTGGGTCATTTTGTAGTATTGTATTGAAAATAGATTGCATTTTATTTATTTTACGTAAAAATGTTTAAGTGGTTTCTAAAAAATAAAGGAAGAATAAATAAGGGGAGAATAAATAAGGGGAGAATAAATAAGGGGAGAATAAATAAAAAAAATAATTATGTTTTTATTTATTTTATACCAATGCGACTTTGTTTTCTTAAAATATTTCATAATTATCATCACAACTACCTAGGTCATGCTTCTGAATATTTGTAATATTATTGTCAATATCAATCTTGCGAATGTCGCATTTCTCTTCTTCCGACGCAAGTTTTCCAAACTGTTCACCAATATCATAATCTTTATTAACATCGGATGAAGCAACATCTTTCATTGCATTCAAATCCAATAACAGATTGAACGCATTGGTTCCATAATAACCAGGTTGACCACACATCACATTGGCTGATACTCCACGCATCTGGTCAAAATCGCCGTGTCTACTTGCATCCAAGAACACTTCGGTGTGCATCTCATAGGTTCCCTTTGAAATGGGTCCAATGTCATCATTCATGATTCCTGAACGGAACATGGGAACCATTTCTGCTTTCACCGTCATTCGGTCGCACAAAATACTCAAATGGTGATAGTTGACATATGCATCACTTGCCTCCATCACTTCATTGAACTCGTTCAGAATGTTTTGGCGCGCGGCTTCAATTCCCAAACAGTTGTAGATTTCGCGAATGTCATTACTATATGTTCGGACGTAATCAATGAAATCCAATGCAAACAAATCCAACAAATTGGTTCCAGTTGTGTCCAAAATCCACGCATCTTTGGAGACGTATTTACTGTCTTCTTTGACGACCATGTTTTTGAGTAATCGTGGATTCACGTTGGTGATTCCATTAACACCTCGAAGAACAATGTTGTTCAACAAATTGTCTTGGAAATTCTTAAGCAAATAGATTTGGTCAGATTGGTCTAATGTCTCCGCCGCACCTTTCTTCTTTTTTAATAGTTCAGAATTTAATCGGATTCTGAAAATCAAATTGCTCGAATTCATGTCTGAAAATATACAGTTGACATTCTTGTCATGGCTTTGTTTAATTGCATAGTGAATGTCATCCATTGTAATGTTCTTCTC